GGCCGAGCCGACACGCAATGTCACCGGGCCGTTTGCCACGACGATGCGCAGCCCATGCTCGACGTTGACCGAGCCCCCCGGGATCGTCAGTGTCTGCTCGATCTGCGCGAGGCCGCCCACGGGCACGCTGCCGAGAATCGCTCCCACCCCTGACACCACGCCGAAATCGACGCCGGCGCCTGCCGTGCTGTTGGCGGTCGACCAGTATCCGCCGATACCGGTGAGGTTTGGGTCACCGATCGTCGTCGTCACCGCCGGCCGTGTCACCAGCTGCTCGTCGATCCACACTCGCATCACGTTGGGGGTGAGTTCGAGGAGCGCGGTGTCGAGCTTACGAACGGGATCGGCCGGCAGGGCTGATCGTTCAGCACCTCGCCGATGTACTCAAGCCCGGGACGCAGCATCATCGGGCCGATCACCCACGGCATCCAGTTGACCTGCGCCTCTGCCGACAGCCGCATCTTCTCCACGTCGATGCGCGCCAGCGCGATCTTCGAGACCTCGCCACGGTTGAACGAGTAGAGCGGCGCGTCAAACTTGGGCATGTCAATGTCAGACGACAGAGGACAGATGATGGAGGACTGATAAGGTGTGGGTCAGCATTTCATCTGTCCTCCGTCGTCTGTTCTCTGTCTTCCGATCAGAAATCGTCCCCGTCCGGGCCCATCGCCTGCGAGCCGGGTGTGAACAGGCCGCCGCCCACGGCGCCGTATCGCGAGCGTACCCACGTGCCCATCGGCCTGATACCGACCGCGGCGTTCATGGCATCCTTGCCGCGCGCGTCGATGCGGTAATATCGCTCTTCCTTCTTGAGCGACTCGAACAGCGCGTCATCGCGGGTGATGCGCTTGCAGGCCTTCACGGCGAGCCGCATCGCCACGTATTCGGAAAAACTTTCCGGCCAGGCGCCCAGGTTCCAGCCATAGGTCGGATCGCTCGAGACGTAGCGCACGTAGAGCGGCTGGCAATTGGCGTACCAGACACCCGCCTCCTCGGAATAGAAGTCGAGCGGGATGGTGAAGAACGGATCGACCGAGACGTCGATGGTGCGGATCCAGTCCTCGGGGATATTGAACGCGTAGAGCCAACTGAAGGTCGGGACCAGCGTCGTCGACGGCGTGATGGCGACGCTGCGCTTTGCGAACAGCCACAGGCCTTGGCCCAGGCAATAGTTGACCGAGTCGGTCCAGTAGGCGTCGAGCACGCGGCGCGGCTCGCGGTTCTCCGTCAGGGACGCCAGCACCCGCTCTTTGAGGTGCCCGAGCGCGTCGTTGTAGAGCGTGAGCTGATCGGCCATGGTCAGACCTCAGACGACAGACGACAGACGACGGACGACGAAGTGCGGCGCGGCTTCATCTGTTCAACTGACCTCCGTCGTCCGTCCTCCGTTTGCTCATCGGTAGTAGCTGACGTCCACTGTTGCGGTGCTGCTCTGGGCGATGAACGCGATCGCGGCGAGCGGCCCCGAGTAGACGAGGGGCGCCGCGGCGGCGGCGATCGGCATTCCGACGGTCGTCGTTGGTGCGGTCCCGTCATCGCGCCAGCGTACCGCCGCCGTCTCAACCGAAATCACCGCTGTGGTCGCGCCGTTCGGCACGGTGAGGGTCACGGCCGACCCCGAGGTGACGCTCAGCTGTTGATAGCCGAGCGCCTCGGTCTGGTACGGCGCCGTACCGCGAGAAGGCCACAGCTGCGGGACGTTGGACATGGCCTGGCCCCTCAACTCTGCGGCATCAGGGAGATGACGTATTCCCTGGCCGAGAGATTTGACACCGAGCTCTGTTGGATCTGGCCCGTCACCGTGATGGTGCTCTCGAATGCGGAGGAGTTGGACGCCAGCGTGGTGATGTCGTGGGCACCAAGCACGGAATCGCCCTTCACGGCACCGGGACAAAGGCAAGCACCGGCGCCATTGCGTCCAAAGATGATGAGTTGCGTCGGCTTGCGCGACAGCGCGGAAATGTTGGTCATCCTGCGATCGTTCCTTGGTTGAAATGCTACTTCATCGCCGCATGCATGCGCGCCACCAGACGGCGATCGACCGGGGACGCGAGATACGGCATCATGTTGAGGTCGCCCGGTACGCGCGTGAGAGCCTCGGTGCCTTCGCTGCGAATGTACCGGCTATACGCGCGGTCCGTCTGGGAAGGGTCGAGCCCGAGCGCGCGATACACCCGATCTTCCGCCGCATTGGCGATATGGTGCGCGCGGGCGTAGTCGAACCGGCCCGACCGCAGCAGCACCCCCTCGACCTGCTCGTGTTTGATCAACCCCGGCCAGACATCGACGGATCGCGCTCCCATGGCGATGCGGCGCGGGAAGTGCCGGTCGACATAGATGCGTCGCCCGTCGAGCGAGGAGCCGCCCACGTACGGAATATCGTAGTCGTGATCGACATCGAACGGCAGCCGCATGCCGGCCTTGAACCACGCCTCCCGGGAGACACGATCGAGCCCGGACTCGTCCGCTTCGTCATCCTCGTCGTCCCCTGCCGACATCGGTCATGGCCCCCAGGCGTACAATCATGTTCCGATCGTTACGTGACGACGCTTCTACCGCCGATGTCGTCGTTCCGGGGGCCGCGAAGCGGCAGCCCGGAACCCATACTGACTGACGTTCGTGGTTATGGATTCGGGCTCGCGCTCCGCGCGCCCCGGAATGACGGCGGACGTTGTCACGCGGCGAGCGCGCGCAGATGGCCCGCCATCCACACCCTTGCCTCCTCGGCGGTCGGGAACTTGTCCTTGACCACCTCGGAATCGGCGCGGCGGATCACCGACCACATCGCGTATGCGCCGCGGTAGGCGATGGTGTGGGTATCGCTCTCCTTGACCTCGATGGGCGCGCCGAGCTCATGATAGTCGAGCACCGCGACCTTCGCCCAGCCGCGGGCGGCGGCGCGCACGTGCAGCGTCGCCGTGTAGGCTCCGTCGTCGGTATTGACCACGATGCGGTCGAACATCTTGAACATGCCGCCGACATTCGACCAGTATTTCTCGTCCAGTACCGCCGCAAACGGGGTGCCGGCGGGCACCACCACGGCCCATGTGTTGTTGGCCTGCTCGAGCGTCCGCACGCGGCCCAGCAGCAGCGGCACAAAACGCGCCGGCTTGGCTGCCGCCGGCGCCGCGGCGGCAGCTCCTTGCTCGGCGCCGGCGGTGATAGGTGCGGGATTGGTTGCGCCCTGCTGCCGGGCGGGCTGCTTGTCGTTGCTCACGTGAGAGCCTCCGTTGAGGATGAATGGGAACCGCGCGGCCACAGCCGCCCGGGGGTCATCACGTATGGGCGATGAACGTGACCGTAGCGCCGGACGAGCCGATCGCGGTGATCCAGCCAAGTGCCGTGTAGGGCGTGCCTGCAGAGGGCGCCGAGACGAGGATGAAATCCCCGATCGCCATGCCGCGCTTGTTGCCGGTCGCGAGGCCGCCCGATGTCACGTTCGTCACGTCGGTGATGTAGCTCGAAGCCGTGACGGTGCCCTGCGCGTCGGCCGTGGTGTACTGCCAGAGCTTGGGTGAACCCTCGACCGTGAACGGCGTCACGTTGTTGAGGGTGCCAGGAGTGTAGGCCATGTAGCCCTCCTTTCTTTAGATGACGAAGAACAGAGAACGGAGGACAGAACAAAAAAGGAGGGCGGCGCTGGTCCGTCCTCCATCGTCTGTCGTCCTTGGTCCGCTTACGTGTACTTGGAGCCGTCGTGGTTCACGACGAGGACGCCGGAGTTCTGCAGCAGGCTCGAGCCCATGAAGATGCTCGAACGCGCCCAGTAATAGGCGTTCTCCTCGTTGAACCCGGCGCGCACGTCCATCTCGCCGGTGTTGACCGCATGCCCGATCGCTGCGCGGTGGAACGCGAAGCACTGCTCGCTCGACGTGCCGGCCCCGGGCAGATGCGGGTGGAACACCCAGTTGAAGCCCGCCCACCGCCGGAAGCGCCGGGCGGGTCCCGTCAGCGGCGTGACCGTGACGTATTGGGCCGCTGCGAACTCCGGGATCTGCATCAGGTACGCTTCGAATCCCGGCGTTGCGACGAAGAACAGGTTGTCTTCCTCGGTGACGTCGACGTCCTGCAGGGCAAGGTGCGCCTTGGCGCGCACGACGAGCGCGAGCGACGCGGGCACCGCCGAGCCGAGATTGTTGGTCCCGGTGTTGAGCGCTCCGATGATGTCCTGGTCGATCTGCCGGTTCAACACATAAACCCGGACACTGGCAATCGACCACGGACTTCCACAAACTCCCCTTGTCCTTGACTTACCTAACGTTTTTGTGCCGACCAGATTTCCCGATGTCCCCCGCAAACCCCGGAAAGCCCATCGAATTTGTGCCCCCACCGTGTCCCTGGCTATAATGGTGCCCCGAATGCCGATACCAGGGACAACCACCATGCGGAAAATCCTGACTGACATCTATGTGCGCA